GGCGCATCGGATAGTCTGCCACGGTCTGGACTCTTTCGTTCGGATTGCCCCCACGCAGGTGATGCCATACCGCCGCCTGATCGGCAACGTCGAACGGACCCGGACCGGCTGTTGATATTCCATGACGCAGGCGGCAGACCGACACCGGCAGACTTGCGCCGACAGTCCCCTTGGGGTAGTCAGCCTGCGTCCTTCAATGACCGGCGGGTTGGCGGAGAGGTTACGCAGCGGATTGCAAATCCGTGAAGACCGGTTCGATTCCGGTACCCGCCTCCAAGTCTTTTCAGTGGCTTGCACGTCCGCGCCAGCTTCGACCGATGCGCCGTTTAAAAAAAGCGTTTACAATATTGTTCATGATGCGCCCCCTTTGGCCAGCGTCAGTTTGATCAGTATACGGTCAGATTCGTCGGGTGATGCCTTGGCATAAGTCTCGATCACTGCCGCCGCATGGCGGAGCGAGCAGCCCATGTGCATAGCGATTTCCCGCAAGGACAGATCGGCATTGAGAAGGCGTGTTGCGGCTGTCCCCCGGCAGTCCTGCAACCACAAATCATAGCCCAGTGCATCCGGGGTCAGCCCGGCCTTGTCGCGCCACTGCCGCAGCCCTTCGGACGCGCGGTGCGGGGTCAGGGGCTTGCCCCGATCACTGACCAGGATCAGCAGCCGGTCGCGCGGTGTGGTGTCCAGAATGGCGGCCATTGCCGGTGTCACTGGAATCAAGGCCAGCCCTTTTCGCTTCGACGTGCGCAGCCTGATCCGCCGCCCTTTGGGTGTATCCTCAACATGCTGCCAGGACAGGCGGCACAGATCGCCGGGGCGCAGGCCGGTTTCGCAGGCGGCAATCCTTATCCGGCGGACCCAATCCGGGGCCCTGGCGTCCAGCATATCGCAATGGGCGGGGTCCAGAGAATATCCGCCCGGTTCACTTTATAGACTTTGCGGAGTTTGTGGCAATGATGCTGGGCAATCGGCCCTTCGTCCACCGCCCAATTCTGGAACACGGTCGCGACCGTCGCGGCGTAATCAAACTGCCGGGGCAAATTCTTCCAGGCGTTGCGCCAGGTGTTGACTTCCTGTCGAGAGCTGGGGTCCTCAAAGATTACCATCTCATCATCCTTGAATGCACCGGCGAAGTGCAGCAAATACTTCTGATAGTCGAGTTTGGTGCGCGGCGCTGGCGGCATGGAAGCGCTGTCAAGGAAGGCGTCCACCATGGCGGGAACCAGTGTCGCCCTGGGCTTTGGTCCCGCGATGGCGGCCGCATAGGCCGCGTAAAAGGCCGGGTCTGTCGGTTCCTTGTGGGGGCCAGCCTAAAAGCTGGGGCCACCGCGCCAGGCGTAGAAGTGAAAACGGGTGGTGCCCCTGCCCTTGCGGCAAACCCGGTGAACGTAATCGGGAAGCCTACAGGGTCTCACGCCGCGCCCTCCGTTGCTCGCGCGGTGTCATCTCGCGTTCGGTCGCTGCCACGGTCGGAACAGTTGCCATCCCCTGCGCCTCGTCCATCCTCCGCCGCACAAGGGCTGGATCATACCAGCCGCGACGGCCCGGAACGGGTTCAATCCTCAAGGTGCGGCAAGAGTGCCGAAACGCATTTGTCACCGACTTGTAGCCCCAAAACTGCGCCAAGTCGGCTTGGGATATGAGCGTGATCATGTCGGTTAATGCCGGACTGTTTGTCATCCGTCCACCGGTTGAAAGACGATGTGCTTGATAACGTTATTGTTATTAAATCAACCTCTCGACTGACGACCAAGCCGTGCATGCGCAAGGGGCCGAAGAGCATTTCTTTGACCAGATCAGGCTTAACCATCATTCCCCCACTTTCCACATTGGCCCGCCCTTGGCGTGGCGCAGGTCATGGACGCGGCCAAAGGCGCGGCGGATCGAGAGGGACAGGTTGACGCGGACCAGCGCCAGCGCGTTTTGCACGGCTTTCTGAAATGCCACTGTCGCGGCACCAGTCGCGGCGCTTTCCCGCACCAGGCCGTCCGATCCTTCGTCCCAGGTCAATTGCGTCTCTGCGAAACTCTCGAATTGTGCATCGCCGCCCCGCACCAGGTCTTTCATCCGGCCCAGCGGTTGCGGGCCACCGGCGTCGGCCCCCTCGGGCACAAGGGTGCGCAGACGTGGTGCGCCGATCCGGCCGGTCAGGACAAAAGTTCGATCCGCGACATAAAGGGCGCTGTCCTGCGCTTGTGCGACGTCAAGGGCAAGTTCCGGTCGGCTGTCGCGCAGGTTCGCAAACTGATGGAACCAGGTCCGGTTGTGATCGCGCGGCGCGATTTCGTCCAGTTGGCAGAACCGAGACGCCGGGTGATTTGGGTTTTCGGCTCGGACGGCGCCGATCAGTTGCGCGCCCAAGGTCAGGGAATACCCTGCCTGTGCACAACCGCTGATCATCGCCAAATTTGCCAAGGTGTCTTCCCCATAAAGCCCGCCGGGCCGATCGTTGCTGTCTTGCGGGATCAGGTCTTTGTCCCGCAAAAAGTGTATGTTGCGCGGCGCCAGTCCCGTCGCGTGGGCAAGTTCGCCGCCCGTGAACAAGCGCGGGTTATGATGCTTTGGACGGGCCATGAAAACTTATTAGAACTAACTGCCAGTTAAGTCAACACCAAATTGCGGGTCTCCAGTCCGACTCGGTTGCGCTTTGATTTGGCAATCAGTCCACAAATTCGCCAGTTCGCCCGCTTTTTCTTTGATGACGGACAAGAGAGCGATGAAGCCGGTTGCCGCAATGCGGTTGCTCAGGCCCTGACGAAAAGGACGGGGGCCGGAATATCGCGTTCCCCCGGCCCCCTGCGCCGCGCCCTCACCACCATGGAATGGGCAGCGCGCGCGGCTGACGGGGTTTGCCCACGGTCCGCCTGACGGGGATGCTTTACCCTGACGGGGCTTGGCGCATCCTGCCAATGTCATTCATTCCAGTCCACCAACCGCCGCGCTGATTGCATCTGGTCATCGGTCAGCCCAGCCGCCTTGGCTTCGATCATCCTGGCCACGATGGCTTGCAGCGCCCGCGCCCGCCCGCCGGTGTCGAACGCCTGCGCCGGGCGGGTCACGTCGATCACCACGGCCCCGCCCAGCTTGACGCGGGCGTCGGCCTGCAACAGTTCGACAATCGGCTGAAGCTGCCACAGGGCAAGGTGGCGCTGCGCCTCACGGATAGCTGGCCCCGTAGCCGCCGGGTTCAGCAGGGCAGGCAACACGCCGAACGCCGCGGCGATTGTCGCCCTGGCCGCGTCCAGGCTTTCCGCCGTCATCGATTTTGACAGGTCGGGCGACAGGTCTTCCCGGCGCTGGCCAAGTTGCGGGTTCATGCCCGCCGCCGTGGCCTGCGCCACGCCTTCCAGCACCATGGTTGCGCCGCGACGGCCCCGGAATCCGACGCGCATGCCTTCCATGTCTTCTGCCGAACCGTCCGGGAGGGGAACGATCTGATTGCCCAGCGGTGCGTTCTCGAATGTTTCAGCCAAGGCGGGTTCCACGGCATGCAACAGGCTGTCGGTCAGGTGTGCGCGGCGCAGCGGGGCGCTGCCCGCCCAAGGGGCCGTGAGGGTCACGCCGATCCGCAGATGCAGCACCTCGGGGGCCAGTGCTGTCACCTGCCGCCCGCCGCCCGCCTCGGGGATGTTCAGCCGATAGGCGCGCGGCTGGCCGTCGCGAGTGGCGATATCCCATTCGCTGGCGGGCACGAGGCGGTCAGGGCCGATCAGGAACAGCGCCTCGCCGCGTAACGCCAGACAACGGGCGGTCAATGCCATGGTCTGGCGACGCAGCAAGGGGGTGCCCGCCACGTCTGCCAGGGCGAAGGCCGCTTCCCACAGGGTCACGCAGGTCTGCACCGTGCCGGTCAACTCGCCGATGCCCGCCCGGCTCGACAGATAACTGTCGCGCGCCGCCATCACCTGCACGGTGTAGCCCGATCCGCTGGAACGGGCCTCTGCCGGCCGTCCGAAAATCCGTTGCAAAAATCCCATCAGACCCTCCACCGTGCCAATGTGCGGGCCACGCCCGCCTGCCATGACCGCGCCTCGACCTGTGCAATGGGGTAGGCGGGCACCGTGACCACCGACACCTCGAACAGCTCTGCCGCCATCACGCGGCGCAACAGGCCCGCCCCGCGCCGTTCTACCGCATTGCCGCCGGGGGCCACCTTGAAGCCGGGCGACAGGAACCGGATCAGCCCGGCGGCATGAGCGCCCAGAAAGTCGCGCGCCCAACTGGTCGCGTCAGACACGCGCGCCACCAGATGCAACGCATCGTCGCCGTCGCGCAGGGTCAGGCTACCCGACGCGCGGCTGGCCAGGGGCCGGTCGTAATCGTGTCCGATCAACAGGTGGATATCGCCTGTCCCCGCCAGCCGGGCGGCAAAGGCGCGAGGCGCGAAGACTTCGCTGCGCCCCGCCGTCAGTTCGGTTTCCTGGCCGTAGGGAAAGGTGGCGCGAAGGCGGGTTTGCCCGCCCTCAGCCCGCAGTTCCAAGGCCCCCAGATGTGCGCCCCAGAGCATCGCGGTTACTCCTGATAAAGGCCGGTCAACACGCGCAATTGCGCCGGGCGCGCCACCGTCACGTCCGCCGTGGCCAGCGCGGTCAGGCGCAGCCCGCCGGACTGTGCATCGCTGAACGGGTCACGGATCAGGTCCACCGCGCCCCACAGACCGACAAAGATGGGCGCGACACCGCCCGCCGCCGTGGTCAGCAGTGCCGACGATGAAAGGGGACTGCCGGTCGGCGCGGCCAAGGCATGCGTCGCCAAGGCGACGTTCGCCGCCGGGATCGCTTGCAGCAAACGATCCCATTCGGAAACCGCCGTGCCGGGGATCAGTGCGCCGTCCAAGTAGGACCAAACCTCTGGCCGTAGCATCAGGTTTACCTGGCCGGGCGACGCCGCAGCGTTCGCAGCCATGAAAGCCGCGATTGCGGCCCGAAACGTCGCCCAGTCGGGGACGTCAGCAAGCGCCGTCGCCGCGATGCCATAGGTCGCAGCGCCCGCGATCACGCCCAAGGGCTGGCCATTCGCGCCGGTCCCCCGGAAGATCGCAGAATCCAGCGCCTGCGCCATCGCGCTGTTGACGTCGCGCCGCACTGCATCTTCCAGCGCCGCGCCAGACTGTTTCAGCGCCTTGCGAGTGATTCGCATCTGAACGCCCAGCGTGTTGTTGGGCTGCAACGCCCGGTCGGTGGTGGCAAAGACGGTCGGCCCCGCGACATTGGCCGTTTCACCATCCGCCCAACCCGCCGCCACCGATGACGTGACCACCGGCCATTCCATCCCGCCGGAGTCGATGGCGATCATCTGCGCGCCCATGCGAGCGGCAACACTGTCGGGAAACAGCCGGTCAATGATCGGCATGGTGGCCACAGGGTTGGGGGTTCCCGATGCAATCGTTTCCCCCACACGCTGTTCCAGCGCCTGCCACGGGACCGGGACGCCGCGATAACCGCCCTTGCTGCGCAGTTCGGCCACCACCTCTGCCGTCCGCCCGTCCAGGGCGCGCCCTTCGTCCAGGGCCAGCGCAACTTGCCGCAGTTCAAAGCCCGCGACCGGATCGGCCCAGGCTTTGCCGTCGCGGGTGTCCAGATCGGCCCCGGCCTCGCGCCGTTCGCTGTCTTCACAGATCAGAGACGCCCGGTAGCGGGTTTCGTTGCTGCGATATTCACCGTCCAGGGTTTCCATCTGGCGGGTTTCATCGGCGGACGGGATTTCCTTGCCGACGATTCCGGCCGGGGATTGACGGATTTCCGACTGTCGCCGGGCGATTTTCACTGAATCGAGCATGTTTTTTCTCCTGCTCAAGGTTGGTTTTGTCGCCATGCTCGAGCATGGAAACGGCATGCCGCCAGTCCTGGCGGTCTTGGATCGGCGGGGGATGCCCGCATTCTATCCGGGTCTTGCTGGTATGACAGGACGGGCACAGCGCCTGTAGGTTGCCGGGCTCACAGGACAGCGCCGGGTGCGTCCGCACCGGCTGGACATGATCCACCTCCAGCCTGCCGCCGCAGCCGCAGGACCGGCAACGATAGCCATCGCGTTCCAGCGTGGCCATGCGCAGCACCTGCCAGCGCGCGGTGCGGGTGACTTGCCTGGAAAACCGATGATGGTCGCGCCTCACACCCATAGCGCCCTCGCCCGTTGCTTTGGCTGCGCCGTGATCCGCGCGCCTTGCGCCACCGCCAGCACGGTTGCCGCCGCCGCGTCGATCCGGCCCGTCGATCTGGCCTTGGCCAGTTTGAAGTTGTTCGCGGGGTCGCGCAGCGTCACGGCATCGGCAAAGGCGCTGCGCAGCAACAGCGACGGGGATGCGATCACCTGGCCGTCAAAGCACGCTCTGCGGAACCTCTCGCAATCTTCCCCACCATCCCGGAAGCCTTGTCCGCGCCACACGACAGGGGCGCGGACACCGGCCCGCTGCATCGCCTCGCCCAGCTCGGCTTGCTTGTAGCGATCTGCCGTGATTGCCAGAATGTTGCAGTCGGCCACATGGCGCAGCACCTCGGTCAGCCATGCCGCAACCGGCACGGTCCTATCGCCCAGCACCGACAATTCGCCCCGGTCCAGCATCTCGACATAGCGGCCCGACACGCCGTCCGCCTGGCCCCGGTCCAACAGCGACGGCGCGGCGGGGAAGGTGCCCCGGCATTCCAGGCGGCCCGTCGCTGGCCAGCAGATCGCCGCCGCCGTCATGCTGGCCGATCCGCCAAGGTCGATGCCGATCACTACGCCGCCATCGCGCGACGGCAGGGTATCGGCCTCGCAGCCCAGCCATTCGTCCAGGGTGATCAGCAGATCACGCGACTCGCCGCTGACACGTTCGTTGCGGTTATACAGCCGCAACGATGTCAGCGCCGATCCGCCGCGCGCGATGCAGCGCCGGGCCTGATCCTGCAACCAATCCACCGAATTGCCGATGCCGAACGCCGCGCCCGGATTGGCCAAGAGCAGGCTGTCCGCATCATCGGCAGGCAGGCCTATCGGTGGCCGGTGTTCCTGCACGAAACTGCCGGTGACCGGATCATCAATCCAGCGCGAAAACGGATGCGTGTCGTCGCGGGCCGATGTGGAAATGATCAGCGCCCGCCCGCCGCGCTTGCCCAGACCGGACAGCAGCGCCGCCTCCAACTCGTCGCCCCGGTCTAGTTCCCAATGGCCGCGTTCGTCCAGGATGGCCATCGTCGGCGATCCGCCCGGGGCCGATTTGCCGTCAGCCGCGATAACCCGCAAAACGTGGCCGCCGCCATCACCTTCGAATTCGATTTCCAGACGTGGTGCCCGGCGACAGATCAACCGGCGCTGCAACTCCAATGGCAGGGACGCTGCGAAACCGGCGGCATGTTCCATCCCGGATCATCACATAGACCGTCGGCGTTCTGCGTTTTTCATGACAAGATCGGTTCTGAGGGACATTTTGAGCGGGGTGCGGCCATGCTGATTCATCTTTACAAGCAAGCGACGACGACCCCGAAGGTCCGGGCGGCGATCCAGGCCAGTGACGCGCCCGCGT